CCTTCCTGTGCAGCGCGGGGCGGTCGCGTGCGACCCCTCCCCTTTGAGGGGGGCGGGGATCCTGTTCAGTTGGGATTTTGTATGCATTCTGTATGCATTATGAATATTCTGAATTGCGGGTCTTCGGGCCTGTTTTTTTATCGATTTGTGCCTGAATTTGGGGTAGATTTCCCGGATTTGGGCGTTTTTACGGACGGAGGTGACGGGATGGCGCTGGGTGAGATCGGCGCGGAGGCCCAGGCTGAACGGGAGGCAAGGGCCAGGAAGGAAGAGAAGCGGCTGCTGAAAATCTTCCGGAAAATCGACGAGGACCGGAAGAAAACGGTGCTCGGACTGATCCAAAGGGCCGCTTTTATGCGGGTTATGCTCGAAGATCTGGAAGAAGATATCAATATTTTCGGCGTCACGGAGCGCTTCCAGCAGGGGGAGCAGGAGCCGTACGACCGGGAGCGGCCGAGCTCGAAAGTTTACAATCAGATGAACGGCAGCTACCAGAAGCTGATCAAGCAGCTGACCGATCTACTGCCGAAGGGGGACGGATACAAGAAGGACGGCGATCCCTTTGAGCAGTTCTAGTCTCTTAAAATCGTCCCTTTGCTACCAGTTCGCGGAGGACGTTGTGCAGGGCCGGATCGTGTCCGGCGTGAAGCGCATCCAGGCCTGCGAGCGGTTCCTGCGGGAGCTGGAAGAGAGCGAAAAGCCCGATTTTCCCTGGAAGTTCGACCTGGAAAAGGGCTACCGGCCCATCGACTTCATCGAGAAGTTCTGCCGGCCGACGAAGGGCGACTACGACCGGATGGAGCTGCTGCCCTGGCAACACTTCGTGGAGGCGAATCTCTACGGCTGGGTGGACAAAAACACCGGTTTAAGGCGCTTCCGGGAGGGCCTGGTGCTGGTGGGCTCCGGCAACGGCAAGTCCACGCTGATCACCGGCAACGCCATCTTCGGCGCCAGCAAGGACGGCGAGCGCGGCGCGGAATGCTACTGCGTGGCCAACTCGAAGGAGCAGGCGAAGATCATCTTTGACGAGTGCAAGGCCGAGATCGAGGCCTCGCCCATGCTCAAAAAGCACTTCCGGCCGCTGCGGGACGGTATTTACTTCGACCCCGCGAAGGCGAAGATCCAGGCGCTGGCCAGCGATCCGACGACGCTGGACGGCAAGAACGTGCACCTGGCAATCTTCGACGAGGTTCAGGACTACCGGGACTACAGCTTCATGTCCCGACTGAAAAAGAAGATCATCAAGCGGCGCCAGCCGCTGATTATTTACATTTCGACCCTGGGAAACGTGATCGACGGGCCGCTGATGGACCTTTACGTGCTCGGCGGGAAGATCCTGGCCCGGGATCCGGCGGTGTCGGCCATCGCCGCCGACCGCATGTTCGTGTACATCGACGAGATCGACGAGCACGACGATCCGGACGACGTCACCTGCTGGGGCAAGGCGAACCCGAGCCTGGGAAAGCTGCTGCACCTGGACGCGCTGATCGCGGACTGGGAGCGCTGCAAGATGGTGCCGGCGGAGCGGTCCGACTGGATCAATAAGCAGCTGAACGTCTTCACGAGCGTGGACGCGCTGAGCTTCCTGGACGTGAAGACGATCCTGAAAAACAATGCTGTCAAGCCGCTGGAGGAGCTGCGGGGCTGCCTGTGCTACGGCGGCTTCGACCTTTCCACCACGGAGGACTTCACGGCGGCCTGCCTGGAGTTCCCGCTGCCGGAGGACTGGTTCTTCGTGCTGGAGCACTCCTGGGTGCCGGAGACGAAGGTCCGGGAAAACCACGAAAAGCTGGACTGGAAACGGCTGCAGGACGGCGGCCACCTGACGGTGGTGCCGGGCGAGTACGTGCGGTTCGAGTACGTGTACGAGTGGTTCGAGGCCATGCGGAAGCTGTACCGGATCGAGAGCGTGGGCTACGACCCGGCCAAGGCCTTCGAGCTGGTGCAGAAGATGCAGGCCAGCGGCTACGTGATGAACGCGGTGCGGCAGGGCGAGATCACGCTCTCCGGGCCGCAGGATCACTTGAAGGAGCGGTTCCTGGACGGCAAGATCATGCATAACAACGATCCGCTGTTTATCTGGTATCTGGGCAACGCCAAGATGACCAAGCGCTCCGTGAACGAGACCTATCTGATCACGAAGCAGGGCAAGTACCGCAAGATCGACGGCGTGGCGGCCCTGCTGGACGCGCACACCGAATACCTGCGCCGGCGGCCCATGCAGGTGCCGCCGGACCGGAAGCTAACCACTGTAATCAACCTGAGGGGGGCATGATATGACACTCCGAGAACGCTATAAGCTCTGGCGCCGGGCGCGGATCGTCAAGGCGCTGGAGGCCGTGGGCACCGGCCAGCTGGTGGAAGGGGAGCGGAGGATCCGAACCCGGCCCCGGCGCTGGTTCCGGTCGGACTGGACGCTGTACAACAGCGAGCTGCTCTTTGCCGCCGTGTCGCGGCTTGCCAACGCGCTGGCCTGCATGCCGGTGCAGCTGTACCGGAACACGACGCCGCTGAAGAACGAGCTGAACGACCTGATCTCCCGGTCTCCGAATCCGAATATGACCGCCTTCAGTTTCATGCGGGCCTTGGAGGTCTGCCGGTGCACCACCGGCAACGCCTACGCCCTGAAGGTGCTGAACGAAGACGGGAGCCTGGCGCGGCTGGATATCCTGGACCCGTCGCGGGTGCAGCCGGTGGTCGAAGCGGCCAGCCGCGAGCTGTGGTACCGGGTGATCCTGGACGACGGCAAGGAGCTGTACCTGCACAACTGGCACGTGCTGCACTTCCCGTTCCTGACCTCGGACGGCTACACGGGGATCAATCCCGTATCGGTGCTGTATGACACGCTGAGCTATTCCGAGGACATCCAGGAATTCAACCGGGAGCAGCTGAAGGACGGCGTCAGCTCCGCCATCGTGATCGAGGCCCCGGCCCAGCTGGGCGAGAGCCAGCGGAAGCAGACCGTGGAGGACTTCCTGAAGACTTACCGGGAGACCAGCGGCTCGATCCTGCTGATGGAGTCCGGCATGACCGCGAAGACGCTAAACCTGTCGCCCATCGACAGCAAGCTGTTCGAGGTGGAGAAGATCACCCGCTCGAAGGTGGCCATGGTCTACAATATGCCGCCGCACCTGCTGGGCGACTATTCGGCGACGAGCTACGCCAGTCAGGAGCAGAGCACGCTGGAGTTCCTGACTTTGACCATGACCGCGCCGGTCACGGAGTACGAGCAGGAGCTCGACCGCAAGCTGCTGACCCCGGCGCAGCGCCGCAGCGGCCTGCACTGGGTGATCGACATGGAGGCCCTGATGCGGGCCGACGCCGCCACGAGGGCGGACGTGGAGATGAAGGAAGTGCGGACCGGCACGCGGACCATCGACGAGGTCCGGGCGTCGCACAACCGGGCGCCGCATCCCGGCGGCGTCGGGAAGATCCCGTGGGGGTCCCGCGATCTGGCGCCGCTGGCCACGCTGGCGAAGGGGGACGCGGAATGAACGAGCAGCTGATCGAACGCGCCGACCGGCTGGGCATCGACTGGAGCATGTTCTATCTGCTGCCGGCGAAGCAGCGGGAGAAAGCGCTGCTGCGGGAGATCACCGCGGCGGAGAAGAAGCTGGTGCGGGCGAAGGCCCCGGCGGGCGATCCGCCGGAATGACCGGAAAGGGGACATCATCATGCAGAAAGTGGAAAAATTCAAGGCGGCGGGGCTCAAGCGGGCCGACGCGGCCGCCGATATTGATATCATCAACCGATACGCCGTCAGGGAGCTGAAGCCGGACGACGTTTTTTGTTTCTCCGTGGTCCTCTGTGACAACGATATCGACCGGGATCTGGAGCGTTTCTCCGACCAGGCGCTGGATACCATGGCCAGGCTCTTCGAGGGCAAGCCGATGATCAGCGATCACTGCTGGAGTTCCGAGCGCCAGATCGCCAGGCTTTACCGGCTCGCCGTGGAGACAGCCGAGGGGAAGACGAGGGACGGACGGCCGCTGCGGCAGCTCGTGGGCTGCGCGTATACGGTGAGAAACGATCAGACCCAGCCCACCATCGACGCCATTGAGGCGGGGATCCTCAAGGAGGTCTCCGTCGGTGTGGCCATCGGGAAGTGCACGTGTTCGGTCTGCGGGGGCGCGTTCAACTGGATCGCCTGCGAGAACGGGCACGAGAAGGGCGCGGAGTACGAGGGGAAGCTGTGCGCGGGCGTGCTGGAGGATCCTCTGGACGCCTACGAGCTGAGCTTCGTTGCCGTGCCGGCGCAGCCGGGCGCGGGTGTAATCAAGGGGGCGCGGGACGTCCAGTCCGCGTTCAGCGTGCTGCTGGGCGCCGACCTGTCCGGCTGCTCCGGGGAAGCCAAGGCCCTGCTGCCGAAGCTCCAGGCCGCCCTGATGAGCGGCGAGGAGAAGGCGAAGCGGGCCAAAATCATCGAAGACAACAAAAGATTCATGAAAGGATGAAATGATGAAATGAAAATGACGCTGTTTGAGTACAAGGAAAAGCTGGCCGAGCTGAAGGCCATCATCGAAGCGGACGCCGCCTGGATCGCCGAGAAGGGCGCCGATCCCTCTGTCAGTGACGAGGATCTCAACGCCAAGGCCGCCCACCGTGATTCCATGAAGCGCCGCTATGATCTGCTGAAGGAGCAGGCCGACGAGCTGGAGGCCAGGCAGAAGGAGGCCGTGCAGGCCGAGGCCGTGTCCAAGCTGTCCGAGCCGGAGAAGAAGATCGCCGCCAAGGCCGCCTTCATCCGCGACGCGTTCGCCGGTCGGGTGAAGAAGAGCTACGAGGGTCTGGGCGCGATCCCCGTCAACACCGCCGATCTGGGCTACGGTGAGAACCTGCTGCCCACCAACATGAGCCGCGAGCTGCTCATGGAGCCGGAGGAGAAGAACCCCCTGCGCGACATCTGCCGCGTGACCAACGTCACCGGCCTGGAGGAGCCCAAGCTGGGCTTCACCATCGAAGACGCCGACCTGGCCGACGTGCTGGACACCGCCACCGCCAACGAGATCGCGCTGGACGGCGGCGTGGTCGCCTACGGCCGCATGAAGTGCAAGGTCACCGCCACCGTGAAGGACACCGTGCTGCATGGCACCGACACCGACCTGGTGGCCGCCATCGAGAGCCGCCTGCGCAGCGCGCTGGCCAAGCGCGAGAAGCACTTCGCGTTCCAGAGCCACACCTCGATCTATAACTCCAATTCTCCGGACACCGCGCACCGCCACATGTCGTTCTACGACTACACCGGCACCTACAGCGCGGACAGCCCGACCTACGTGATCACCGCCAAGGAAGGCGTCACCATGTACGACGCCATCGCCGCGGCCCTGGGCGATCTGGCCGACGATTTCGCCGCCAACGCCTCCGTGGTCATGAAGAAGTCCGACTACTACGCCATGATCAAGAGCCTGACCAACGACGCCGACACCCTGTTCGGCAGCAAGCCGGCCTCCATCCTGGGCGTGCCCGTCATCTTCTGCGACAAGGCCACCATCCCCGTCGTGGGCGACTTCTCCTACTACGGCATCAACTACGACATTCAGAGCATCTTCGAGACCGACAAAGACGCAAAGAAGGGCGAGTACTACTTCGTCTTCACCGCCTGGGGCGATCAGCAGATCCGCCTCAAGAGCGCCTTCCGTCTGGCGATCGTAAACCCTTAAACGCGAACCTTTCGGGGCTGACGATCGGTTCGCTGGAGCTCACGCCGGAATTTGATCCGGACGTGACGGAGTACACAGCCACCACCACCGCGGACAGCAACAAGGTGACGGCGGTCGCCGCCGACGATACGGCGAAGATCGAGATCAAGAAGGGGTCCACCACCGTGACCAACGGCGGCAACGCCAGCTGGAGCTCCGGCTCGAACACCCTGACGGTCACGGTCACGGACGGCACGGCGCCGAATCCGCAGCTGACCAAGGTCTACACGGTCACCGTGACGAGGTCCTAGCCTATGGTAACGACGGCGGATCTCGCGGAATATCTCCGGCTGCCGGTCCCGGCGCAGGCCGCGTCCGCGGCCGCCGCCGAACCGGGGCAGGAGCAGGAGACGGACGTCTCCGAACAGGAAGAAACCGAAACGCCGGCGGCGCCTGATCCGCTGGCGATCTACCTGAACGCGGCGAAGTCCCGGGCGCGGCGCTCCGGCGTGCCGGAGTACGAGAACAACGCCGAATACGACATGTTTCTCCTGGCGCTGGCCGCCATGTACTACGACAACCGCGGCATGGGCACGCCCACCGTGGACGAGCAGGCGGCGAAGCGCATGATCGACAGCTTCGTGCTGGGCCTGCGCCACGCCGGCGAGGACTCGGAGGGCGACGGCTACGTCTACGCTGTCGCACTGCCCGAATGAGCCGGAGCGCGAATCCGGGCGAGCTGCGCACGCTGGTGCGCTTCGTCCGGATCGTGCGGACCCAGGACGACGAGAACTTCTACCAGGAGACGGAGGAGGACGTGCTGCTGTGCATGGCCAAATGGCAGAACGTGCACGGAAACGAGGCTTTCTCCGAGGCCATGGCCACGCTGGCGGAGCCCGCGACGCTGACGGTGCGCTACTGGGACGGCATCCGTCCGGAACTGCTGGTCTATAAGGACGGCGACACGGCGCCCTTCGAGGTGATCTCCGTGGACGACGTGGAGGACCGGCACGCCTGGATGGAGGTCCATGTGAAAAGGCAGGTGCCGGCAAGATGAGCGGAAACAGCACTGTGACGCCGCCGCGTCAGACCGTGGAGCGGGTGCTCCGGGCCGCCCTTGCCGGTATCGGCTGGGACATCGCCAACAGCGTGTACCGGGGAAGCTCGGACCGCTACCTGGTGATCAATCACTCGGACAGCGGCGAGGCCCACGGGGACGACGATCCCGGCGTGAGCCTGGCCCGGGTGCAGGTGCACCTGTACGCGCCGCTGGACTTCAATATCCTTGCGACGGAGCGGGCCGCGAAGCGGGCCGTATACGCCCTGGGGACCACCACCTGGCCGGCGCGGGAGGACGCCTCGGACGGCGACATGCAGCACATCGTGCTGGAGTTCGAGATGGCCGTGGAGGTGGAAACCGATGGCTCGGATTGACATCGACGGCTTTGACCGGGTCACGATCCCGCTGGAGAAGCTGGCGGCCATGCCGGAGCGGGTGAAGGGCGAAATGCTCACCGCCGCCGGCGAGGTGATCGCCCGGGCGCACCGGGAAAAGCTGGAGCTCTACGTGGGCGAGTACGCCGTCAAGCCGACGCGCAGCGGCAGGCCGCGCGCCGCCGTGCGCACCGGCCAGCTGGCGGCATCCATCAAGGCAGGCAGGCCGAACACCAAGGCCGGATACATCGAGATCCGGCCCGGCGGCAGCCGCACCAGGGGCCGCACGACCACCCGCAACGAGGAGATCGGTTACATCCTGGAATACGGAAAACAGGGCGTCCCGGCCCGGCAGTGGATGCGGGATGCCAACGCAGAATGTGAGGAGAAGGCCGCCGACACGGCGGCCGCCTCCTTTGGCAAATGGCTCGACGAGATCGGGCTATAGGAAGGAGCAACAATCAATGGCAAAGTATGGAGCACTGTATCCGCAGTTCGTTCCCTTCTACGCGACGAGCCCGGAGCCGGACGATTCGCTGCCGCGCTACGGCACGAAGGTCAGCCTGGGCAAGCTGCAGAAGGCCACGGACAGCTTCAGCACGGAGGAGGTCCGGCAGGACGGCGACGACGAGCTCGTGGAGTACCTGCAGGAGATGACCGACTTCACGCTGGACATCGAGGTCACCCAGCTGCCCGCCGCCACCGAGAAGTCGATCTTCGGCTGCACCGGCACCGACGATATGGTGTACTCGGACACCGACACGCCCCCCTGGGGCGGCGTCGCCTTCGTCCGCAGCCTGCTGATCGACAACGTCAAGTACTGGCAGGGCATCTACTACCCGAAGGTCAAGGCGAGCGTCCAGGGCGAAGAGGACAACACCAAGGGCAAGAGCATGGCCTTCAGCGGCGACAAGGTCCGCTTCGTGGGCACCTGCGCCAAGAACGGCGCCTACAAGGTGAAGTCCCAGCTCTACACGTCCAAGGCCTCGGCGAAGGCCTGGTGCGACACCAAGCTGGCCGCCTATACGCCGGCGGGCTGATAACGTAAGGCGGCAGCTTCGCGCTGCCGCCTTTTTCCGGAGGACGCTATGATCAGATTTGACTTTATGGGCCACGAGCTCCACCTGTTCCTCAGCGCCTCGGCCATGTTCGAGATCGAGGAGCTGGAGGACGCCTGGAACGCCGGGCACGTGGAGGACGGGGCGACGATCTCCGATATCCTGAGCGCGTCCGGCGCGGAGGGCGGCGAGGCCCTGGCGCTGACCGCCGGCATCCTGTCGGAGGCTGGGGCGGCGGCGCGGGAGTACCTGGGAAAGGCCCGGGGCGACGTCATGACCGGGGACGCCTTTGTCCGGCTGCTGCCGATGCTGACGCCGAAGGACCTGCTGGCCCTGCGGGGCGCGGTGACCGAGGCGCTGGCGGAGGGCTACCGGGAGAGCGGCGAGCAGGCCGCTGAGGAGGAGATCGACCTGGGCCTGCAGGAGATCGAGCGCAGGGAGCGGGCCGAGGGAAAAAAAGACGGTCCCGGGCGCCGCTTCTTTTCCTGGCCGCGAAGGCCGGGATCCCAGCGCGGGACGCGCTGACCGCTCTGACGCCCGGGGAGATCCTGGAACTGTTTCATATTGCGCACCCTGAAAGGGGGTAGCCAATGGCTGAACGTAAGATAACCACCCGTTTCGCCATCGAGGGCGAGAACGAATACAAGAACGCGGTCAAGAGCATCAACAACGAGCTCAAGACCATGAGCTCGGAGATGGCAAAGACCAAATCCGAGTACCAGAACCAGGCCAACAGCATGGAGGCCCTGGCAAGGAAGGGCGACGTGCTGCAGCGGCAGTACGACGCCCAGGCCCGGAAGGTGGACGAGATGCGCGCCGCGCTGGAGAACAGCCGGACGGCCCAGAACGAATGGGCCGACAAGCTGGAGGCGTCGAAGGACCGCGTGGGCGAGCTGACGGCCCAGCTGGAGGCGCTGAAGACCGCCGAGGGCGACACCACCGAGGAGCAGGAACGGCTCACCGCGGAGCTGGAGCGGGCCGAGCGGGCGCAGGACGCGGCCCAGCGGGCCTATGACCAGTGCGGGCAGTCGGTGGACTACTGGCAGCGGAGCCTCAACTACGCGGAGCGGGACCTGAATAACCTGAACGCGGAAATCCAGCAGAACGACAGCCTGCTTGCCGAGGCGAAGGCCTCCGCCGACGGCTGCGCCACGTCCATCGACCAGTACGGTCGCGCCCTGGGCGAGGCCGGGGACTCGACGAACGCCCTGGGGCAGATCGGCCAGGCCGTATTCGGCAACCTGGGCGGCCTGCTGGGCGGCGGCGGTCTGCTGGGCTTCGCCGTCAAGCTGATCGATACGATCAAGGAGCTGGCGGTGGAGTACAACGCCAGCCAGAGCTCCATGGCTATCGCCACCGGCGCCACCGGCGAGGAGCTGCAGGCGCTCAACGACGAGCTGACCGCCGTCATGGCGAACGCGAAGAGCGCCAGGGGCGACGTGGCCGGGGTCATGGGCGCCCTGTACACCCAGATGGGCCTTCGCGGCACCGAGCTGGAGCAGTACACCGCCGCCATCGAGGAGTTCTCCCGGGCCACCGGCACGGACATGGGCCAGGCGGTGGATACCGTTACCCGTATCCTGACGGCCTACGGCAAGAAGGCCTCGGATATCCCGGCGATCCTGGACAAGCTGACCGTGGCCCACCAGAACAGCCGGTCCGGTGCGCTGGCGCTGGGCAAAGGGCTGGAGGACGCATCTTTTTACGCTGATCAGTATGGCTTTAGCCTGGATGAGATGCTCTCGCTTATGACAGCTTTTGACCTGGCGGGCGTGGACAATAATCGAGTGGTCCGCGCTATGCAGAAGTCTTATAACGACCTGTCGGAGAGCGGACAGACCTTCCAGCAGGTGCTCGCCGGCATGCGGGACGGTACGATCTCGGAGGCGGACGCCATCGAGATGTTCGGCCCGAAGGCCGACAAGATGGTGAAGTACATCCGGGACGGCACCGTGGACGTGGACAAGTTCACGGGGAAGCTCAAGGGCGCCGCCGGGGCGACGAGCACGGCGGCGAAGGAGGCCGAGACCTTCGGCCAGACGCTCAAGGGCTTCTGGAATTCTTTCTGGAACGGCGACGCTATTGGCTCGCAGTACACCGGGTTCTACGAGACCGTCACGTCGGACAACGCGGAGATCGTGGAGTCCGTGGAGACGGTGACCCGGAGCCTGGACGACCTGGGCGCGGAGCTGTACGGCATGATGGGCGACTTTGACGGCACGGCCGCCAGCATAGAGAACATGCTGCGCTGGCTGCAGGAGGGCGACGGGCAGGCGCTTTCGTCCCAGCGGGGTTATGAGACCCTGGTGGGGACGTTGAGCGAGCTGAAGGGCGGCTATGCGGCCCTGGAGGCCCAGCAGAGCCAGACCGCCGCCGAGATCCACAAGACCGTGGAGCAGCTCACCGCCAACTTCAACGATCTGTCGAAGGTGACCGCGAAGGACGTGGGCGACATGATCAAGGCGCTGTCTTCGCAGGAGAAGTACATGCAGGACTACGCCGCGAACATGCAGACCGCGGCGAAGCGGGGCGTGAACGAGGGCCTGCTGAAGTCCCTGCAGGACGGCTCGACGGAGTCGGCGGCGATCCTGGCCGGGCTGGCCGAGGCGACGGACGACCAGATTAAGGAGCTGAACGAGCAGTGGGAGAAGACCGAGGAGGGCAAAGAGACCTTCGAGGACACCCTGCTGGGGATGCGCGATGAATTCGATCAGAAGGCCGCAGAGCTGGAGGCACGGTACAAGAGCGCTGTGGACAGCTTTAACCGGAGCAGCCTTGCCATGGCCAACGGCGCGGCGACCATCCAGGGCGCCATTGACGGGGCCAGGAGCAAGGAGGGGGCGCTGGTGATCGAGATGGCGCGGATCGGACGTAATGCCTACAACGCCTATATGGCGGCCCTGCAGGGCAGCGGCTACACGCCTGCGGGCAGCG